GGAATAATACGTTGCAGTGTTTTGTATTTATTTCATCGCCTATGGCTTTAAACGTTGCCCCTGTATCTCTAGCGAGTTTGCAATATACTTTCTTTGCGAATACGTATTTTCTTTTTCTTGAGCTGTTGTCTAAGTCTATTTTAAATTTTTCGCTTACTGCCTTTTTTAATATATTTAATCTCATTTTATTTTATTTTGTTTTAATATTTTTTTGGTTTTTTGTCCCAAATATTGTTTATAATTGGGTCATATTTACTTAGTAAGTCCCACGTTTCTGCCATTGTTTTATTGTATTCTTTTTCGTATGTAGGAAGTGGCGAACCGTTTTGGAGTTCAGCTAAATCTCGCAACAACCTAATTGCTTCTAAGGAATCTTCTTTTAAAATCATATTTTGTTATCTATGGTTTCTATTAAGTGCCTAAGCTCTGAGCGTTCGTAAGTGCCTACCTCAAGCCCATCAATCCATAAATTATAATAATCTTTTTTAACTGTGTCTTTTATTTTTATATCCATAATTAATCTAATTTTGTAAACTCTGCGGTTTGGTTTTTATTGTGTTCATCTTTGTTTGTAAAGTAACTATCTACTAATGCGTCAATCATTACCAGTTCATCAATAGAAGCCGTTTTAATCTTGTGTGTTAAGCTATCTATTTTATTTAATACATTGGTGCATATTTCAGGGTTATTACCGTAAACGGTATTAAACCCTTCTTGATATATTCCCTCCAATAATTTTGATGTTTTATTCACTTGCAGCTTTACGTTTTGTTTGAATCCTACGCTGCCTTTTAATTCATCGTTTGCTTCCAATAGTAATTGACTAATCAATACGCATTTTAAATAGTTTAAATGCCTTGGTGTGATTTGATCTTCCGGTTCATCGTGTATCCCCCTTACTTGTTCTTGGTGTTCTAGTTCTTTTTGTTCCATTTCTTTATAATATTCTATTTGTTTTTTTCTATCCATTGTTGTTGTTGTTCTCTCATATATTCTATTTCACGCCTCAGGTAGTCAGCAGCTTTTTCTAAGTCTTGCAGTTCCGTTCCTTTGTTTGGGGCTCTGGTTATGTATTTGATTATGTTACCTCTATTAAAGTTAAGATTGTAATCTTTAATAAAATCTATTACGTCATAACCTTTGCCGTTTTCGTAATGTAAATAAGTTGCTCTCATTTTCTTTGTTTTTAATTATGCTGCAATATAATTCTTTTTTTGTTATAAACAATTTAATTAACTGCTTTTATTTCATTTAATTGAATTATAACTGTGTTAATCCTCACCCTTTCCATTGTGTCCTGTGTTTGTGGTAAAAGTTTACTAATGTTCCTTAATAACCTTTCTTTAAACTCCCGTTGAATTGGCGGTCGTGTTTTCATATTTAAGAAAAATTCCTGATTGTTTAACTCTAACGTACCTTTAAAATCTAATTTCATTTTTAATATTTTTTTTTATTTATTTATTGATGAACTCTGTAATACCTTTATCTACTATCCCCATAACCTATTAGAATAAATTTATTTGATTTGAATTTAATATTTTAAAACTGTTTTTGTTTAATAGTATTTCGTTTGGTCTTTTAGTGTTTAACTTTATACATTCACCCCATTTTTCAATAAGATAATTTATTGTCGTTTGTTCTAATTGCTCTGTTCTGTAACTTACTGCGCCGCCTTTATTTCCGTACCTTTTAAAGTTAAACAAATATTTGTGATACCGTATGCAGCCAGCTTTTTTAATATGCTGCAAAGTGTAATCATAATCTTCTTTTAACTTTAATGTTTTATCAAACCTTATTTCATTGGGTTTTGTAATTGTAAAAGGAGCAGTTATTAATATATTTTCTTGGCTTGGTTTTGTTGCAAAAAAAGGGTTTTCTGTTGGGGCTGCACCAGAAAAAAGGTATTCTGTTTCTAAAAATTGTTTTAAAAGGCTGTCAATAGCTTGTTTTACAGTTACATATTTTTTTGTTCTTTTACCTGTAAAATCGTTTACACTTACATTAATTAAGTCGTCATCTATTTGTACACATATTTTATTTCTATTAAAACAATAATCAAGAGCAGCGTTTCTGTTACCTACTAAGCTCCCCCCTAAAATAACATTTTTTGCGCCGTTTTTAATATATAGGTTTTTATCAATTTCATCATTAACTACAAACACAATATCTTCAGTTCCAGTTGTTTTAAATATTTGTTTTATATTTTCAGGCCTCCTGTGGCTTATGCAAGTTATAATATATTCCATTTTAAAATAGTTTTGTTTGATTTGTTATTTTCTGAATGCAAAACCTATCAGCATTTTTTTTGTTTAATAAGTACCCCATCTCTTGACCGCCCTTTGGCGTTTTAAAACCTTTAAATAAAGGCATACCGTTTGTTTCGTATATTTGTTTTAAATGTTTAACCGCAAAAATATAAAAGCAATCTACATCGCCTATAACATAAAGCCAACTCTGGTCTTTATAGATTCCGCTTGGGTGCTTCTTGTACCCATAATCACGCTCTACGCTTATAAATAGGTTACCAGTCTTTTTAAACATCTGGTCGTTCTTTATTTCAATACCCTGCCTATTCTCGCCTTTGTGTATTTGTTCATCATAGGTTGTGTAATGGCTTAAATTGATCTTATGGTTTTCTGCGAACCAATCCATAATGAATGATTCAAATTTTAATCCTTTGCCTTGTTTTGTTGTTGTTTTCATTGTTTTTGTTTATAGTGTTAAAAACCCAGTCTTTTCCATTTTTGTTTTATGTAGCTCTTTACTTGGACTATCACATTTTATCATATTCTCCCTGTAATACATTACAAAACTAATCCGTAACCAATCATCAGTACAATTATTAAACTCTGTATTTGCGTGCCACTTGTGAACGTCAGCAAATAATACGTCAGTATTTTCTAAGTCTATCGCTACACCGAACTCAGGCATTACAAAAAAGCCACCGTCATAACCCCCTTCCCTGTAAACTATTAAATTACCAAACCCCTCACGGAAATCACCTGCGTCTTGATGACAGGCGGTTCTAAAGTTTTTATTCACTGTAACTGTTGTGAAACTTGTGTCCCCTATAACATAATTCCTATTCGTTCCATCTGCAATCGCTTTTTGTTTTGCATAGTGTTCTGGACATAGTTCTTTATATTTCTTGTCAATAAACTCTACAAACGGTATGCCTTGTTTGAATTTATCAAAATGATTCTTGGCGAATGCGGTTGTTCTACAATATTTAATCATCGCACCGCTATCCATAAACCCAACGTTCCCAGACTCTACTTTATTGCCGACCGTTATATTGCTAACACTACCATCTTTTCTAATCCTTTTATGGCTGCTGCCACTTGCAGAACCACGACCCTCAGTCACCTCTATAGACCCTTTAAAGGCGTCAACACCGTTTTTGAGTACGTCCATAGGTATTGCGTTTTTCCTGAACCTAAACAATAAATTTCCATAGTTGTCATAAGCGTCACAAGAATTTGTGATTAATGTATTGTAGTGGCTTGAATTAAGAAACTTAGTTTTTAGCTTTGCAGCTTTATCGCTATCTAAAACTCTTTTTACTATTATTTTATCTATTTTCATATCTTTGTTTTAATACTTTTAAAAGTAAATCACTGAGGTTTCCTTTTTGTTGGTAATCTTCTTGGAACTCTATCATTATACCTTTCTTGCATAAGGCTTTAAATTCTTTCAATTCTGGCTTACTAAAATATAGCATAGTAGTAGTAATTTCTACATCTTCTATTGGTGATTCATCAACCCCCCATTCGTCTTCAAATAGTTTCATAATTAATTTATTAAGATTAAATCAAGTTCTTCAGCTACGTGATTAATGTGTTCCTGTGTATTTCCTGACCACCGACTCGGTCCCAACTGAATTAAATCATTCTCTTCAATGGTTGCAACGTGTACGCCATAACTAAACACCTTGTTCCCTGTTACTTTTAAATTTGTTTTGTATTTCATTGTTTTGTTTTTTAAGATACTGCAATATAAAACCTTTTTTATTTATAAACTAATTAATTAACGTTTTTTTTAATCTGTCCTTAATTTTAATAAATTCCAACAT